GACCTCTACCTATCAGGCGGTGTATACCTCGGTGGCACTGGGGCGGCTAATAAGTTGGACGATTATGAAGAGGGGACTTGGACGCCTAGTGTATTTGGCACCGGAACAGCGGGGACTGCTACCTATGCTCAAGCAGTCGGCACCTACACAAAGGTTGGAAATCTTGTTTATGCTCAATGTTATGTAGTATTTAGTAGCTTTACTGGCACAAACAACCTTCAAGTGCGTGGTTTGCCGTTTGTCGGTGAATCTGGAGCGTATGAAACACATTCTGGAGGGTGCATCATACAAAATATGCCGCTTCCATCAGGAACTGTTCAAGTGACACCACGAGCGCAAGATGGTCAATCCTACATTTACTTTAAATGCACAAAAGACAATGCCTCTGAGGCTCTTCTTCAGTGTGCCACTGGGCTTTCAACAATAGAACTTAGCGTCACATACCGCACCAACTAACACCCCTGTTGGATTACAGGGTAGTCAGTCCAACCATCAAAGGAGATAAACACGATGGCACTTACAGAAACACAAGTAGAAGATAAGATTGAAGTCGTAGGAGATCACAAGCATGTGCAAGTTCGTACAGCTACTGTGATAGCCAGAGATGGTACAGAGATCAGCAGATCATTCCATCGTCACGTCTTAGCTTGCTCAACTAAATCAGATGATACATGGGGTGACACTGACATCAGTGATCAGTCAACCGAAGTGCAAGCAATATGCAATGCAGTTTGGACAGACGCAGTTAAGACTGCATACCAGACTGCAATGGATGCACAAGAAATATAAAAGGAGGCTGTTATGCCAAACACACACACATGGTCTATCGCTAACCTAGAGCGAAACACATCTGATGACTCAGTAACAATAGCACACTGGCGTTGCGAAAGCACAGATGGAACGAACACTGCATCAGCATATGGAACGACATCCCATACAGGTGTACCATCAGACGATGATTACATCCCTTACGCTGATCTAACAGAAGCAAACGTATTAGAATGGGTACACGAACAAGTTGTGCAAGCTGATACTGAAGCGGCAAATGATGCTAAGATAGCTGAACTTGCAAACCCAACATCCTCATCTGGGATGCCTTGGTAATTTTAACTTAACTAAAGGAGATCAAAATGGCTGAAGATAAAAAGGTTATTACGATTGATGACAAAGATTACACTGAAGACCAACTCACTGATGCGCAAAAGGTTATGATTAACCATATTAACTCGTTAAGTCAGAAGATTGGATCAGCAGAGTTTAACTTAGACCAATTAAAAGTAGGCAGAGATGCTTTCACAAAGATGCTGCGTGTATCCTTAGATGAGGCAATAATTGAAGCTGAAGAAGCTGAAGAATAAACAAATATATGCAACAGGGGTAAGTCGTATTACTCCTGTTGTTATTTTACTGCAAAATGTGTTATAGTCCAACAAGTTCAACGCCATGAGGTCTATATGCCACTTATTCCACTAGATATTCCTTCTGGAGTTTACCGTAACGGAACTGACCTGCAATCCAATGGTCGCTGGCGTGATGCAAATTTAATTCGATGGATAGATAATACCATGCGCCCAATGGGTGGCTGGCGTACACGCTCAGATAACGCCGCCGCAGCTCCAGTGCGTGGCATGTTATCTTGGATAGATAATAGCAATGACAGATGGATAGTCGGCGGAACATACAATAAATTATATGTCTGGACGCAAGCAGGCGTTAGGCACGATATAACTCCAACATCATTTACTGCGGGCAGAGATGATGCAGCTGCGTTTACAGGATATGGCGGTAGTTTTTACGGCAGCTACGCATACGGTATAGAACGCCCGGACACAGTTAGAATACAGCCAGCAACATCTTGGGCATTAGATACATGGGGTCAAAACCTTGTGGGATGTACGGAAGATGATGGGAAAATATACGAGTGGGCATTAGCAACAGGTACGCCAGCCGCAGTTTTATCTAATGCACCAACAAGTAATAGATCATTAGTCGTCACAGAAGAGCGTTTCTTATTTGCTCTTGGAGCGGGTGGAAACCCGCGCAAAGTGCAATGGTCAGACCGTGAAGACAATACAACATGGACGCCCGCCGCTACAAATGAAGCTGGTGATTTAGAGTTAAACACAAGCGGTCAAATTATGGCAGGCATTAAAGTAAGAGGCCAAACGCTTATCTTAACCAGTACAGATGCACACGTAGCAAATTATGTAGGCCCACCATATGTTTACGGCATTGAGCGTGTTGGTTCTTCATGTGGATTAGCCGCAAACCAAGCAGTAGCCGCAGTTGATGCTGGTGCATTCTGGATGGGCGCACATGCATTTTACTCATATACAGGTGGTTCTGTGCAAGAAGTGCAAAGTGAAGTTTCAGATTATGTCTTTAGCGATATGAACCGAGCGCAAGCAAGTAAGGCATTTGCTGTGACCAATAGTAACTTTGGTGAGATATTCTGGTTCTACCCATCATCAGAATCAACGGAAAATGACCGCTATGTTGTTTATAACTATATAGAAAACACATGGTACATAGGTGAATTAGCAAGAACTGCTGGTGTAGATGCAGGTGCATTTAGAAAGCCTATCTGGGCAGATGCGGATAATTATAAAATATACGAGCATGAGATTGGATACGATTATGGCTCACTAACACCATTTGCTGAAACTGGCCCTATTATGCTTGGGTCTGGCGATACAGTTGCATCTGTAACTGAAATGCTACCAGATGAAAGAACGCAAGGTGACGTGAATGTTACATTTAAAACACGCTTTTATCCTAACGGAACTGAACGTGATTATGGCCCATATTCCATGTCCACACCAACCTCACTAAGATTTACAGGGCGTCAAATGAGAATGCGTGTGAGCGCAGTTGAATTAGGCGATTGGCGTGTTGGCGTAAATAGACTTGATGTTGTTGCAGGTGGTAGAAGATGACGCAACAGCAAAGGCCACCAGAACCATATGGAGATGATTGGAAAACATGGGGCAGACGCCTCATGCAATTTATGTCCCAGACAAGATCACCTCTCGTTCAACAGACTGGTGGCGAAACCGCAGCTGATGACGGCACGCTTATGTGGGATAGGGTATATAAATATCCTGTCGTGAGCGAAGGTGGGGAATGGCGTCAAATTGTAATGGAAGGCGGACACGCTAACTTTGTTAAAACATCAGATGTTACACCAGCTCTAGCAAATACGGCATACAAGCTGACCTATGATGTACCGTCTGGCAATTCAAAGATTACACAAGGCACGCCAGCAAGTAGAATTGTATTTGAAGAGGCTGGGGAATATGTATTATCATTTTCCGCGCAAATATCATCAACAAGCGCAAGCACAGTACACTTTTACTTTTGGCCTAGCATAAATGGTACAGCATCAGCAAATGGTGCTATGACAACTGCACTACATCAAAATAATGCTACACTCGTTACATCCAGAACGCAGATATTTACTGTGGCGGCTAATGATTATCTTGAGGTAAATTACATGATAGATAATACAGCTGGATTTTTAAATTACACAGCTGCATCATCTCCAGTGCCAGCTATACCATCTTCAACTTTATCAATCACAAGGACGCACGCATGATTGAAGAAATAGAAAGATGTAAGCCTTGGATTGAAGCAGCTTTAGAGTATTCTGGTGGTACACATGACTTTATCGATGTTGCTGAAGGAATATATAAGGGTACTATGCAGTTGTGGCCTACGCCAAAGGGGTGCATAGTAACAGAAATTGTGGTATATCCACGTAAACGAATGTTAAACGTGTTTCTTGGCGGTGGTGAATTGGATCAGATTTTGGATATGCACAAAGATGTGATACAGTGGGCTAAAGCGCAAGGATGCACAGCACTAACCATGACGGGGCGTGTAGGCTGGAAAAAACCATTGGCGAAACATGGCTGGAAGCAGCTACATTCGTCTTATGTTAAGGAGTTTGAATAATGTCAGGTGGCAAAGGCGGATCAACAACATCTAGTGTTGAAATCCCAGAATACATTGAGAAAGCGGCACAGCGTAACTTAAATAAAGCTGAACGTATTTCCCAACTTGGTTATGTCCCATACTATGGCCCAGACGTAGCTGCATTCACTCCAATGCAACAAGCATCATTCCAGAATACGGCTGATGTTGCAGGCGCATTCGGTATGGGAGCGCCAATGAGCCAGCAAGATATAATGGGTGGTATGGGAGCGCCTACACAATATGCTGGCGGCATAAGTGGTTATTCATCAGCTCCAATATATCAACAGTCATTAGATGAGCTTGCTAGACAAAGGCCAGCGCAAAAATCTTATATGGATAGCTTCTTTATTGACCCATATTCTGGCGGCTATGGTTCAAACGCACCTATGCCAATAAATTATAATGATTACATGACAAATGCTGAATCGCAACGCCAAGCTGCTGAATCTGCAAGAGTGGAAGCTATGCGACGTGAGGCACGTAGTGACGCAAATTATCAAAGATTGTTAGATCAAATGGGTCAGCAAGTTAGCGGCTCTTCTCTTACACAACAAGAAATGGCTAGGTATGCAGATACAATAGCACCCGGCGGCGGTTATGACCCTCAAACACAAGTTTTAAATGAAGCTCAAAGAAGGTACATCAATAGCCCAGAAGGAATTGCTGCTAGGTTATCCCAAGAAGATATAGCGATGGGTGCTGTAGGATCAAACCAAATGGGCTTTTATGATAACTTAAAGCTTTTGCAAAACCAAGAGCCATCTTTTCAAGACCCATCAGGTGGAATGGCGTATTATAACAGATTCCCAGATGCAGACGGAAACCCAACAAGGTTAGGTTACGATAGCACTGGCGGTTCATATGGTGGTTCACTTGTTACTGGTAATTTAAGCGGTAATTTAACAGGATTACCAGAAATAGGTTTATTAGGCCTTGGCGGCGGTATTGCCGACAATATTTATTCAGGCATTAATTTTGAAGGCGCAGTTGATACGCAGAGTAAGAACTTTGCCGAAAGTGCTGCGGCTGGCGGTTTTGACCCAAGCGCTATTGATTACGATTTTAATGCCACACCAGCACCTGTTGTAGCTCCAGCTCTTGACCAATATGACTTAGCTGCTACGGAAAGTGATAGGTTTACGCCAGCACCTGTAGTAGCGCCAGTTGTAAAAAAAGAACCAGCGCCTGTAGTGGTTGCACCAGCGCCTGTTGCTAAAAAGAAAAAGAAAACAAGTACTGCATTGAAAAAAGAAATGGCTAAACAAAAATATGGCGGATTACATGGCGGTGGCAGATAATAAGATGACTAATTTTAAAAGAAAAGAGGCTTAACATGGCTGGTGGTGGACAAACAAGACCAATGGGCGGCGCAATGCCAATGGCTGCTAATGGTGGAATAGACCCAATAAATCGTAGGGGCGGAAATCATATAGCAAACCTTGCGGAAGGTAAGCCAGCATTCGCACCAAGGCCATTTAAAGCAACTTCCGACGAGCTTCTTTCAGCCAACTCAGGTGGAATACCGGGAGTTGATTTTCCTAGACGCGGTGAAGAGGGAAGTTTTTATGGTCAACAAGCTGGCGCACGCATACCTCAAAATATGGGTGGCACTGGGCAAATGTATGCTGACCCAAGAGGCCCAGTTAGACGCCCGGGGGTAATGAATGATAATAGCCCTGAATCTTTAGCAATATCTAACTCTTATAATCAAAGCTTAAACCCAATGATGATGGATAGTCAAAGCAGGCCACCTTTCGGCAGGCCACAATCCCCAAGCCCACTAGCTCCACAAGGTAACTTCAACGTAAACCAAGCTGCGGCTGGCGGACTACAGCAAGCAATGTTAGGTACACAGCAAGCTATGGGTTTTAGACCGCAAGCTGTGCAACCAGTAAACTATCAAGCTCAAACAGCGCAAGCTTCTGGATACAAGCCAAGCGCAATGACAAGCCAAGGTTATGCATCAACAGGGCCAACTGCTACAGGATATGACGCTTCTACAATTGGAACATCTCCAACAGTATCAGCGCAAAACGTGCAAGCGGGTCAACTTGCAAGCACTAATCTTGGAGCTTACACAAATCCATTCGAGAGCCAAGTTGTAGATCAAGCATTAGGTGATATTGAAAGATCACGTAAACTTGCACAAAACCAATTAGGCGCACAAGCAACTGCCGCAAGAGCATATGGCGGATCACGCCAAGGCATTGCTGAAGCTGAAACAAATAGAGCATTCGCAGAACAAGCTGCTAAAACAGCATCAGGTTTACGCCAAGCTGGATATACACAAGCACAGCAAATGGCGATGCAAGATATAGGCACAGCTCAACAAGCAGCACTTGCTAACCAGCAGGCTAACTTAGCGGCAGGCACAACTACTGCTGGCTTTGGGCAACAATCGAATCTCGCAAACCAAGCTGCATTAAATCAAGCAGGCCAATTCGGAGCAAGCGCGCAAAACGTAGCATCTCAACAGGCGGCGGCAGCGCAAAACCAAGCATCTCAATTTGGTTCAGCTGCGGCTAATCAAGCTGCGGCAGCTAACATGGCGGCACAAAACCAAGCGGCACAGTTTGGGTCAACTGCGGCAAACCAAATGGCATTAGCTAATCAAGCTGCATTAAATCAAGCAGGCCAGTTTGGGGCAACGCAAACCATGTCAGCTCAATTAGCTAACCAAGCTGCGGCGGCGCAAGCTAATCAGCAAAACCTTGGGGCTGCGGCTCAAATGGGTGCATTAGGTCAGCAAGCATTTGGTACAGGCCAAGCGATACAGCAACAGCAAGCCCAACAAGGTCTGCTACAGCAAGGCATACAACAAGCACTCATTGATGCGGCTAAACAACAGTATGCTGGTTACACTGGTGCGCCAGCGGCGGCACTAAATGCACCACTGCAAGCACTTGGTGTTGCACAGCAAGGCGGCGCTAAAGACATAGTGCAATCACAAAACCCCGGCTTGTTTAGTTACCTACAAACTGCGGCTGCCCTTTGCTGGGTTGCCCGTGAAGTTTACGGCGAACAAGACCCTAAATGGATGCAGTTTAGAGAATGGGTTATCGGTCATTCACCTGATTGGTTCTATAAAGCATATAGCAACTACGGCGAAAAATTTGCTAAAGTTGTTCGCAAAGTGCCAGCAATTAAAATTATCTTACGCCCATTTATGGATGCTAAAAGAAAGAGCATAGGATATAAAGCATGATAAAAAAACCAGAAGAAATTATTCAAGATCAAGTAAATCCATCGAAACCGCGAGGCGGTTTAGGTGGATTACTGGATTATGCTAGAACGCGAAATAATGATACTGGATTAAATAGGATGCAAAAC